GACGTGGCCATCGCCAACGAACTGCTGCACAAGACCTCCCGGTCTGCGGTGTATCGCACGGTTGGGGCAGTCCTGCAGGCCATCCGTGGCACGTACGACCGACACAGCGAGCGCACCGAGGGCGACATCCTGGCCAGCTTGATCAATCCCGACCTGCTGGTGCTGGACGAGATCGGCGTGAGCAAGGAGCAGCCGAGCGACTTCGAGCTGACCACCCTGTTCGCAATCATAAACGGCCGGTACGAACGCGAGGCGCCGACGGTGATCATTTCCAACCTGGAAGCGAATGACCTGGGCCGAGCCATGGGCGACCGCTGCGTCGACCGGTTGCGGGAGGGCGGGCTGATCGTTGTTCCGTTCGATTGGGAATCACAGCGCGGCAAGGAGGGCTTCTGACATGACCGACAAGATGCGTGAAGAGTTTGAGACGGCCGTAGCTTTGGAAGCTAAGGAACCCGTGTTGGCGGTCTATTTGAGTCGCCGTGGCGATACCTACAGCACCAGCACCCTCCATTTCGCATGGTGGGCTTGGAAAGCCTCCCGAGAAACCTTGGCGGTGAACATTGAACTGGAAGATTGGCCGACCAGCATTGCCCTCGAAATTCAGCAAGCCATCGAAGCCGCCGGCTTGAAGGTGGCGCCATGACCCCAGCACAAACCAAAACAGTCCAGCAGCTACGCGACGAAGGCTTCCTGGTCTCCAGCAAGAACAACGAGATCGTCAGGCTCACCCGTGGTGCTGACAAGCGAATCGTAATGGCCGACGGCACACAGAAGCGTGCCAACCACACGCATTATCAGGAGGCGGTATGAGCGACTACAACGAAATCAAGCCAGAGCTTGATACGCCGCCAGCTACAGGCCACGCCATCCCAATGTGGCTGCGCTGGCACTTCGATGAGCTTGAACTACACGCTACGCAAATGAGCGGCGCAAGCGTGTTCACTCAGATGCGAACCAAGGTGCAGGCCTACTTCGAAATGCTGCGAGCGGTAGAGCGCGGCAATGCCGGCAGAGAATTATTCCTTACTGGTCGCGCGGCTGAAGCTTTGCGTGGATGGCAGGGTATGGATACGTGCCCCCAGCATACCGAGGTTCTGTTCTATCGCAGTGACGCTGGAGTCTTCTCCGGAATGATCACTGACGCTGATCACTTCCTATCTGACAAAGAGCGCGATGAGTGGCCGGGCACTGAGCAAGAGATGTTCGATCTCGACGCATTCGGCTTTGGTGATTGGGGTGTTTGCCGTTGCGATGGCAGCGAAAGGCCGACTCATTGGATGCCTCTTCCCGTCGAGCCGGAGGTGAAGCCATGAATCTCTCGGCAGAAAACATCGAACAAATCCGCGAACTGGTGCGCAGTGGCTATCCACTCAAGGCACGTGATGCCAAGGACTTGCTGGGGCACAACGATCACCTGGTCGAACTGCTGGAAGCTCGAGGGCGTTTGATGCTCGGCGTTGAGATCGAGCGCGACCAACTCCGCGCCGAAGTCGCCGGCCTCAAGACCGGCTACGAAGCCTACGAGCGGGTGAATGCTGAGTTGAAGGCTGAGATCGATGAGTTGCGCAAAGGGCTGGCAGGAATGTTGGACATGCACCTCATTGCAGGTCGCGCCGCCATGGGCAAGGGAGAGCAGCCATGACCAAGCCAGCCAAGCCTCGCCCAATGCCTGTGTACCTGGTGCTGCGCCGCCTGGTCGATCCAGCCACAGGCAAGGAGGTGGCAGCGTTCGTGCCGTCCTCCGACGCCGACCGGTCGATCCTCCGCGAGCGTGAATTCAAGATGAACGCGAAGATCCGCGCCGACCTCAAGCAGCCGCGCAACCCACGGTTCAACGGTCTGGTCCACGGCCTGGGCCGCGTGCTGAGCCAAAACATCGATCGGTTTTCAGGCAAGCAGTCCCACGACGCCATTAAGGCCCTCCAACTGGAGTCGGGCGTGTACTGCGATGAGGAAGCGTTCGACATCCCTGGCCTGGGCCAGCTCACCCGCAAAACACCCCGAAGCCTCTCATACGACTCGATGGGAGAGGAGACATTTCAAGACTTCTGGCGCCAGTGCTGCGCGTACCTGGTGCTGCATGACTGGCCGACCCTCACGGAAGAGCGCCTTACCGAAATGGCAGAGTTTGAAGCATTCAAGGAGGTCGCATGAAACGCACCCCGTTACAGCGCAAAACGCCTCTCACGTCCGGCAGTCCGCGCCGCAAGCGCTGCCCAGAGTGCCGAGTGATGTTCGCGCCTGCCCGCAGCTCGCAGGCGGTGTGCGGCGAGATCAATTGCGCCATTGCGTACGGAAAGTCCGAGAAGGGGCGGGCTATCGCCGGGAAAGCCCTGGCGGATGTAGGGCGTCGCGAGATCAAGGTCCGCAAGGAGAAGCTGAAATCCCGGGCGGATCATCTGCGCGAAGCCCAGGCCGCAGTGAACGAGTACGTTCGCCTGCGTGACGCGCACCTGCCGTGCATCAGCTGCGACTCGACGCCGAACGACAACGACCTTATGACCGGCAGCCGCTGGGACGCTGGGCATTACCGCTCCGTTGGTGCCTGCCCGGAACTGCGCTACGAGCCGCTGAACATCCATCGTCAATGCGTGAAGTGCAACCGCAACCTGTCCGGCAATGCGGTGGAGTATCGCATCCGCCTGGTGCAGCGCATCGGCGCCGAGAAGGTGGCATGGCTTGAGGGGCTACACCCTCCTTGCAAGTACACCGTGGAAGAGATCAAGGCCATCAAGGCCAAGTACATGGCAATGACCAAAGAACTGAAGAAAGGGCAGGCAGCATGAAGATCAACTCAGCGCGCCAGGCGTGGCATGACTGCAAGTACAACCCGGCCCCCGGCCAGACCTCTGACGTTGTGCAGCTTGGTGTGGTGGTGCAAAACACGGAGCGCGGGCCCACGGCAAACCACGCGGTGCACGGAGCGCTTGCCGGGCACATCCAGTCCGCAATCGCCAGGCTGCACCCGCAGATCCGGGTGTTCGGTGACTTTATGTACGCCGCTGAGCAGAGTGACGACATCCGCGAGGCCGCGGAAGAGGTCGTTTTCCTGATGGTGGTGGGCAAGTCGCCTCGGATGACGGCAGCCAAGCGGGAGAAATTGGAATATGTGGTGAAAGGCGTGATGCGCCGGTACCGGCATATGCACCAGGGCGGGCAGTCGTCCAACGAAGATCCGCTGGCCAACGCTGAGAAGTTCCGGGCCTGGATAATGCAGTTTTATGGGGTTCGGCTGGAATCATGCGCATGGTCGAGAGAATGGGAGCCTCACATTGCTCGATGTTTCGAGTGCTGCGAGGATCTTGATAGGATGGCACTAAGCCCAATTGCGGCGGCCATTTATCAGATGAAGGATGCGGCGTGAATGACCATTGAGGTGATGGACAGCTGGGCTATTGCGAAGTTGGTCGCTGGTAGCAGTTTCGTGGCAGCAATTACTACGGTTTTTTGCACGGCGGTCAAAGATCGCCTTGCAAAGGCTGGTGAGAAGAAAGCAGCAGCTGAGGTTGAGGCTATATTTCTCATACGCGAGCTGGATCTTGTAGCGGTGAATTGCGCAAACGCAATATGGGATCATGGGGAGATTTTTCACCAGCTAGAGGGCAAACCCGAACAGCGGAAATACCCCGGGTGTTCCAGGCCAGAAATCAGTGTATCTAAGGAGTCACTTTCAAAAATAGATAAGCGCATTGCTGCGAAGTTGGCTTGGCTAGAGAACGAGATAAAACTCGGGCAGGATCAGATAAAATCAGCTTGGTGGCACGACGCGCTTGATTTTTATGAGGCGCATCAACAGCAGGCTGATTTGGTGGGATATTTTGGCGCTAAAGCGATGGAAATTTCCTCCGATCTCCGGGCTATGTACGAGTTGGATTGCAGCCACTACAAATGGGGCATGCATGGAGTGGGAGAGCTTCTGACGGCGTCATCTCTTCGTTCACAGAGCTACCTTCAAAAACATATTTGACTTCCCGCACGGCTGAGGGCATCATTTCTCCATAGTTAGTATTTTGCCTTCGGCAACTAGCTCTAAAGACTCACAAAACCCGGCCACTGTGTCGGGTTTTTTGTGCCTGGAAGAAAGCAAAAAGCCCCGACAAGTTCGGGGCTTTTTGTTGGGATCGAAAAAAGAGAGGGCGACTCCAGAGGGTGCGCTAACACCCTAAGGAGACGCCAGATCGCAGATGTAGCCTGCAAGCCAGCCAAGGCCCTCACTGCTCGCGCGAGCGGGACGGAGCCTAGCAGAAAAACAAATGGACTTGCAGATGTTAAAAGAATGCAGATGCGGAAAATGCAACAGACTTCTCGCCCGTGTGGGTGAGTTTACCGAGCTCCAGATCAAATGTTCCCGATGTGGGACGCTGAATCATGTGAAGGCCGCGAGCCTCGAGCAATCGCCCATGAGCGCCATACGCCCATTATAGAGGCCTGAACTTAAATCAGCTCAGTAACGGAGTTTAAAATGGAAAACGCAAACTCAGCGTCTCAAACCCTGCAAGAACTTTGGACCCAAGTGCAACCGGTGGATAACACAGGCATGCTTAGGCGCGTGGTTTTTGCGGACGGCAAGTTTTATGCCGCTGGCGGCAATGGCCTTCCCACAACCACTCAGCTTGTCAGCGGAGGCGCAAGTGGCACAGCCTGGGCCAAGCTTAAGGGCGTGGTCACCTCTGATAGCGGAAAGGTCATCAACGACCTGTACTGGAACGGTCTTGGGACACAGCTTCAAGCCGTTTCTCAATCCGGCAATGTGGCCTACGGCAGCACAGCACGCCCTGAAAGGGATTGGACAAACATTACGGCAACTGTTCGCGCGTCGGGAGACTTGCAAGGCATTGTGTATTATCAGCCAATTTCTGGCATTGCCGATACCTGGATACTGGTTGGGTCTAACGGTAAAGTCTTTTCCCGTTATGCCGATTGGTCAGGCCAAGTGGAGCGCACTACGAGCTTCACTTCTGGCGAGACTGTGTACTGCGTCAACGTCATTGGCGTTTTTGTGTTGATTGCGGGATCGAATGGGAAGCTGCTTAGCGCTGTGAAGATGGCGACGGAGTATTCGCAATCATTCGCGGCCATAACCAGCACATTCGGCACTAGCACCATCCTTTCCATGAAGCTTTGCAACGGGAAAATGTTTATCGTTGGTGCGGATGGCAAGATGGCATATTCATCCGATGGGCTTACCTGGACTGCTGTTGCAGATACCAGTTTCGGTGGAACCATCATCCGCGACATTGCTTACGGTAACGGCAAGTATGTAGCTGTCGGCGACGGCGGCAAGACAGCCGTTTCCGAGGATGGGATCGGCTGGGTTCAGCAAGTCAACACTTTCGCAGGAGCCGATATCCGGAGCGTCGCCTACGGTAACGGCAATTTTGTCGCTGTTGGTGCAGGCGGCAAGATTGCATACTGGACTCCATGATCTTCAATCGCCTTGCGTAACAAAGCCTAGCCTTCGCGCTGGGCTTTTTATTGCCCACGGAAAAGGGCTATTCAGCAAAAGGAATTTGCAGTTATGCGGTACCTGCAGAAGACTTCTCGCCCGTACGGGTGGGTTTACAGAGCTCCAGATCAAGTGTTCCCGATGCGGGACGTTGAACCATGCGAAGGACAAGATCCTCGAGCAATCGCCTTTGAGCGACATGAATGCGGAATTCTCCGCGATTAATCATTCGACCCAATAGGTGAAAAAATGTCCCATAGTGGCTTTCGTATTATCCTCTTTAACAGCGCCAATAACGGCAGCGCTATCCTGCCTCCGCGTAACTGTCTGGTGGCGGGGCAGTATCTCGAGTCTCCAAGCAAGCGTTACAAGCTAATCCTAGAGGCTGACGGGAATCTGCGACTCTACGATAACGGCGTTCCAATCTGGGTGGCTGATAGCAGCGTTCCCTACACCTACGTAGACAACCGTCCAAATACAGATTTGGTCACTTGCTTCTACATGCAAGGTTCTGCCTTCTTGGTCGACCGTGTAGGTAGTCGCACCTGGTCAACCAAGGGTGACTGGATTAACGGCGCTGCGGATCGCGCTTACCTGCAGGTGCAAGATGATGGCAACGTTGTCGTTGTAGATGGGGTTCCTCAGTGGGCCCGATTTGGCTTCACCCCGACCGCAGTTCCGACACGTGGCGTGTTCTATCCAGACCACGGTACGGGTGATCTCCCGACTTTCTACACTTACTATTGGAATAACGCTTTTTAACTCGACCAAGAGCCTCGGCATTTGCCGGGGCTTTTTCATTTACGGCTCCACCACACCCATTGCTCCGAGCTGGGTGGCTGCTGGAGCCGACTAATTTCAAGCATGCCCCACGGAGTCGAGCGCATGGAGTATCTACAGCGCCTGCTCGACAAGATCGACAGGTTCGAATTGCTGATTGCGGGCCTGATTGGGGCTGTCGTTGCGAGCTGGTGGCACAAGGACGATTTGTCCGACTGGCGCGCTTGGATGGTGTTCTTGATCACCGGGGTTGCCTGCTCGCTGTACCTGACGAGCATGGTAAGCGCGTACCTGAATGTCACTGAGCCCAAGATCGTCGCCGGCATTGGTTTCTTGCTGGGCACGTTCGGCGGCTCTCTCCTGGCAGCAATCAACCGAGCCATCAAAGCCGCTGACCTCTGGGCGCTTATTCGCCAGCGGTTCGGGGGAGGCAATCCACCATGAATCTTGAACTGATCAACTCCATCGCCTGCGGCCTTATCGCGCTGTGGGCGACCTGGTGTGTACTTAGTGGGAAGGTGCGGGACGGTATTCTCGGAAAGCTGATCTACACCACGATCGCCATCACTGGATTCGTCGTGTCGGTGCGCAGCCAGAACATCTTCTTCGGCCCGACCACTGCCGGCCTGACGTTGCATGTCGCCCTGGCCCTGGCTGGTGCTCGCCACATCTTCATGGTCACGTACTGGCAGCGGGTGAAGGTCTGGCTGTGCCGGACGCTGAACTGCGAGCACTGCCTGAACTGTAACAAGGCACCTGGCGGTGTCGAGCGCAGAGCCAAGTAATGCGAGGGCCTACCATCCCCCTGGAAACCACTGACGGGCGAGGCTTACCGTCACACGCAAAGCATGCTGACTTTGATCACACTCCAACTGCTGATCTTCGGGCGTTGCGGGTTTGCGCCACCTGAGATTTGCCGTTAAACCTTTGGCGTAAGATCGCTCAAATTCGGTATTCGCTTCTTTGGTAAGGCGCATGGCTTTCGCATAGTCCGCCTCAAGGTCATCAGGCAGCGATTCACAAGCCAGTTTGGCTTGCTGATACCTAACGGCATACATGTAGCCGTCAGTTGGGGCTTCGTCGTAGCTGTAGCGAGAGGGCTCCACAGCCATTGCTGGGCCAGCGATAAGTAAAGCGATGAGATACAGGCGTCCGTGCATGGATTTGAGTCTCGAAAAAATCAAATTTGGCGGAGTATACCTGGCTCATACGCGCCACGTTTTCGAATGCGCCAAATCGTGGCGCGGATTAGAGTTACCTGCTCAGTCAACCTACTTATCCATTCATACGTGCCGCCAGTAAGGCTCGCTCCTTGCTTAGAGGTTTGAGCACCGCGGGTTGCTCTCCGATTTTCATGAACAGGAAATAATGGTCCTGATCATCGTGCAGGATACGGTAGACGTCAGCTGTTCTGTCAGTGCTTGGCGAAGTCAGCTTGTCCACAATCAATGTGTAAGCGCTAACTCCCAGCTTGTCCAAAGCTGTCTGCAGCTCTGCGTCAATCCGTGATCGCCATTTTTTCATGTTGTGTCGATATGCTAGGACTGCAAGCACGATTGCCATTATTGGCATTACGCCGGCCGCGAAGACCGTAAATAACGTATCCATGATCTCTCTTTGTTAAATAAGAAAACTGTTCATGAATACCCGCAAGCTTGAAAGGCGGCAAGAGAGGGTCACGATATGATTCGACCAATGCCGCCACTATCGCTGCTTGAATTGTCCGACTTTGGTCTTCGCATTACCCCAGCTCCCGAGGTATGGGAATGGCTCCAAGCCGAGATCCTTGCCGACACCGGCAGCATTCACAACGAAGACCATGCTCACCTACTGGATGCAGACATCCGGATCATGTGGGCGTCGTCGAGCTTCAATAAGCAGGGCCGCACAGTCCTGGGCCAGGCCGAGCAGGTAGCGTTCCGCGCCGGTGGCTGGCAGAAAGCCCGGATGGAGCAGCAGATGCGTGACTGGTTCGGCGATGTGCCGGCTTACATCATCACGCTGGCCGCTGACTACTGCGCTCAGTGCAGCGACACGGACTTCTGCGCCCTGGTAGAGCATGAGCTGTATCACATCGCCCAGGCGAAGGATCAGTACGGTGCACCCAAGTTCACGCAGGAAGGATTGCCCAAGCTTGAGATGCGCTCACACGACGTCGAAGAGTTCGTCGGTGTGGTCCGCCGCTACGGTGCGAGCGCTGACGTTCAAGCGTTGGTAGATGCTGCAAACAGTCCTGCTGAGGTGGGGAAATTGAACATTGCGAGGGCCTGCGGAACCTGTCTGCTCAAGTCGGCCTGATTCCATGACAGGTATTGACGGATGACAACCATATGGCAGTACTACGAAGCGAGGTCAAAGCCTTCATCGTTCAGGCTCTGGCCTGCTTCGATACGCCGTCCCAGGTGGTAGCAGCGGTCAAGACAGAATTCGGGATTGAGATCACCCGACAGCAATGCGAAACGCACGACCCGACAAAGTTTGCCGGGCAGAAGCTCGGCAAGACCTGGGTGGACCTGTTCCACGCTGCTCGCAAGCGATTCCGTGAAGAGACAACCGATATCCCCATTGCCAATCGCGCGTACCGACTTCGCGGTCTTGGGCGGCTGGCCGATAAGGCTGAGAGCATGCGCAATCTGGCGCTGACTGCTCAGTTATATGAGCAGGCCGCCAAAGAAGTGGGCGATGCCTACGTGAATCGCCGCCTTGAACCTGAAAAGCCTTTGGGCTCCCACGCTGACCAGCAGCACGCCGTTGCTGAGTACACCCTGGAGCCCGATGAGAATGTCCCCGCTACCCCGTACCTATGACCCGCCGGTAAAGCTGACGCCGAAACAGGCGAACATTTACTGCTGGGGCTTCCAGCCTCAGGCGCGTTTCCGCGATGCTGTATGTGGTCGACGGTTCGGCAAGACATTTTTGGGCAAAGCTGAGATGCGCCGCGCAGCTCGACTGGCTGCTGAGTGGGGCGTGAGCGTCGAGGACGAGATCTGGTACGGCGCGCCTACGTTCAAGCAGGCCAAGCGCGTGTTCTGGCGCCGGCTGAAGCAGGCGATCCCTGAAGCGTGGCGTGCACACCGCCCGAACGAAACTGAATGCTCGATCACACTCAAGTCTGGCCACGTCATGCGTGTGGTAGGGCTCGACAATTACGACAACTTGCGCGGCTCCGGTCTGTTCTTCGTCTTGGTGGATGAATGGGCGGACTGCCCGTGGGAAGCATGGGAAGAAGTCCTTCGGCCGATGCTCTCGACCTGCCAATACTCGATACCGGGCATCGGCATGCGAAAAGGTGGTCACGCGCTGCGCATCGGCACGCCGAAGGGCTTCAACCATTGCTACGACACGTTCCTTGATGGCCGGCCAGGCCATGAGCCCGATCACAAGAGTTGGCTCTACACCTCACTCGACGGCGGCAACGTCCCGGCTGAAGAACTGGAAGCTGCCCGCCGCAAGATGGACCCTCGGACCTTCCGGCAAGAATACGAGGCCAGCTTCGAGAACTACCAGGGCGTCGTCTACTACACGTTCAATCGTGAGGTGAACCGAACCAGCGAGACGATCAAGCGCGGCGAGGCGCTGCACGTCGGCATGGACTTCAACGTCATGAAGATGGCCGCCGTCGTTCATGTCATCCGTGACGATCTGCCATTGGCCCTCAGCGAGTTCTCCGAGGTGCGTGACACACCGGAGATGATCGAGAAGATCAAGCTTCGCTTCCCTGATCACAGCATTGCGATCTACCCAGACGCCAGCGGCCAGAACACAAGCAGCAAGAGCGCGAGCGAGTCTGATCTATCACTGCTCAGGAAGGCTGGTTTCACCGTAGTGGTGGATTCGACCAACCCCGCGGTTAAAGACAGGGTCAACGCCATGTGCGCAATGTTCGCCAACACGTATGGCGAGCACCGCTACCTGGTCAACGTTGACCAATGCCCGAAATATACGCAGTGCCTGGAGCGGCAGATCTACACGGACAAGGGTGAGCCCGACAAGAAGGCCGGATACGACCACCTCGTGGACGCCCCTGGCTACTTCATTGCCAAGCGCTACCCGATCAAAACACGCACAGGCGGAACACGCCGAATTGGAGGCTTGGCCTGATGCCAGTGCAATCGACAAACCCCGACTACGACGCGCACATCGCGGAGTGGGAGATGATGGACGACGCGCTCGAGGGTGAGTGCGCCGTGAAGCGCAACGAGCGCAACCTGCCCAAGCCGAGCGGTATGGTTGAGGCCGAGAAGATCGACGCCGCGGGCAACAAGTACCTCTACGAGAACTACACCAGCCGGGCTCAGTACGAGCATTGGGTGCGCGACTCGTTGCGTTCGATGATGGGGCTGGTGTCTCGGCTGATTCCTGAGATCGAACTACCGTCTGGCCTGAAAGGGCTGGAGGACAACGCCACAGCCGACGGCTTCGGCCTGAAGCAGTTGTTCTTCCGGATGGTGCGCCAGGCCATTTCCCACGGCCGGGTACCGCTGGTGGTGAACATCGACGAGAGCGGCGAGCCATACTTCTCGACGTACGCCACCCGCAACGCCATAAATTGGGACACTGCTGATCAGGGCGGACGGCAGGATCTGGTCCTTTCGGTGTTCCGCGAGTTTCGCAAGAAGGGCGGCGATCGCTACAGCCACGATTGCGACACGGTTTTCCGGGAGTTCTTCATGCTGGGCGATGTTTGCTACACCTCGGTACGAAATGAAGGCGGCGAGCTGGTCGAGGACGAAAAGCCGCTGGGCACCACCGGAACTGACAACCGCTTGGTCAAAGGCCTGCCATACCTGCCCGTGATCTACTGCGGTTCGACCGACAACTCCCCGGATGTTGATGAGGTGCCGCTGCTGACCATGGCGCGGGCCGCATTGAAGTCCTACCAGATCAGCGCTGACTACTTCAGCTCTCTGCATCAGACCAGTCACCCGCAACCGTGGGTTTCCGGTCTGGATGAGGCTGTAGAGCTGAGTGTGACTGGTCCTTCGGCAGCATGGGACCTTGGCCCAAGCGGCAAGGCTGAATATCTGGAGTTCAAGGGCACCGGCATTGAAGCCAACCGCAAGGCCATGGATGACCAGAAGAACGCCGCGCTTGAAGCTGGCGCCAAGGTTATGGACGTGGCTGGCACTGAGTCGGGCGAGGCGCGCAAAACGCGTCAGAACGACCAGCACGCCACGTTGCACAGCATCGTCATCACGGTGGCCGAGGCGGTGGAGCAAGGCTTGCGGTACGCAGCCGAGTGGAAGGGCTACGACCCCAAGCAGGTCAAGTTCAAAGTGAACCCTGAGTTCGCGACCCCAGTGGTCGACGCCCAGGTGCTCGCTGAACTGCTCAAGGGCGTGATGGCTGGCACGATCAGCGCTGACACCTACTGGCAGTACCTCACCACCGGCAAGCTGCCGGACCGCCCATACGAAGACGAAGCCGAACTGATCAGCGACGAGCGCGAGTCGGCCGGCATCAACCTGGACAACGACGATGTCAACGACAAACCAGGTACAGGTGGACAGCCAACTGCTGGAGCAGACGACCCGCCACTCGGTAATGCTGGAGCGGCTTAAGGCCGGCGAGGTCAAGAAGTTCGAGAAGTACCTGCGCCAGATCGACAAGTTGGTGCGGGATCAACTCACCCGCAAGGAACTGACCACCTACAGCAGGGATCGCCTTGAGCAGTTCCTGGCCCGGGTGGACGGCAAGCTGCTGGAGATCTACAAGGCCTACGGTGATCTGGTGCAGGCCGATCTGGTCGACATCGCGCTGTATGAGTCGAGCTTTGAGGCCAAGAGCCTGAGCAATGCACTCTCCATCGACGCGGTGGTGCCGACAAACACGGTGACCCGTGCGGCGGTGTTCTCCTACCCGCTTCAGGTAAAGGGCATCGACGGCGGCAAGCTGCTGAAGAGTTTTGTCAGCGGGTGGACGCGGACCGAGACGATGCGCGTCACGAACACGATCCGGCTCGGTTTCGGCCAGGGCCAGACGAACGCCCAGATCATCCAGGCGATTCGTGGTACCGCGGCGCAGAACTTCACGGACGGCGTTCTGGCGGTGAGCAACCGCAATGCTGCCTCTGTGGTGCAGACGGCAATCCAGCACGTGGCCACCACTGCGCGAATGGAGACGCTGAAGGCCAACAGCGACGTGGTGCTGGGCTATCGCTGGGTGTCGACGCTCGACCGCAAGACCTCGCAACAGTGCAAGGGCCTGGATGGGATGCGCTTCGACCTGGGCAAAGGCCCGCTGCCACCGGCGCACATCAACTGCCGGTCAACCACGGTTCCGGCCACCAGGCTTTCGGAGATGTTCGCCAAGGACGGCACGCGCGCGTCGGTGGGCGATAATGGTGGGGCCCAGGTCGACGCAGGCCTGAACTATTACGAATGGCTGGCGACACAGCCAGCGAGCTTTCAGGATCATGCCCTTGGGGCGGTCCGAGGCAAGTTGTTCCGTGATGGCGGGCTGACGCCGGAGAAGTTCGCAAAGCTGCAGCTCGACAAGTCGTTCAAGCCACTGACGCTGGCGCAGTTGAAGGATGCAGAGCCCGACATGTTCACCCGAGCAGGCGTTACACTCGGCGCTTCACCAGGTTGAGATAGCGCATGCAGATCATCGTTGAGGATGGGAAGGGTAGGCCGGACGCCAACAGCTTCGTGCCGCTGGAGAAGCTGACCTTCTACCGCGACTACTACGGGTTCCGGATACCTGAGGCTGAGGCTGACCAGATCGAACTGCTGCTGCGCGCTGCCGCCGATATCAATGGTCGCCTGTGGAAAGGGCGCAAGGCCAAGCCTGAACAGGCAATGGCCTGGCCACGGCGTGATTGCAAAATCGAATATCAGACGCTGTCCGAGACGTTCGTGCCCTTTGAGCTTGAGTGGGGCCAAGTACGGCTGGCGGTCGAGCTGTATGCAGCAGAACAGGGCTTCCAGATCGAAGAGCCGACGCATTGCATTGAGTCCAATGGTCGTCGCACTCGACTCAACCGCGATACGCCAGGCTTTCGCATGCGGCCGCCGCCGTACGCACCGAGCAGGACGCAGTTCGCTGACTACCTCGTAATGCGTGGTCTGTCTGTCATAAGTTGAAACGCTAATTCCTTGCCGAAACTTCTCGAAATGTATATAAAACCGCGCCGCTGTACTATTTCAACCAGAGGCGCTCAACATGCCAGTAGAAATCGACAACACAGAAATTGACGACGAGATCGAAGAGGAAGAAGAGTACGAGGAAGAGGGGCCGGAAGAGCTTGATCCGATGGATCAGGAAGGCTGGGAACACAATATTGAACGCTTGAACGACCTCTAACGCTTCCTCATCGATTCAACCGAATCAAAGAAACCGCCCTAGTGGCGGTTTTTTATTACCAGAATTCACACCAAACCGCCCAATGGGCGGTTTTTTTATGCCTGCGAAGCGGGCTGACCAAACCCAAGGGGTGCACCAAGTGGCAGACGAAAACCAGATTGATCTTGAAGATCCGGCAGTTAAATCCGCAATCGCCGAAGCGGTGGAGGCGGCCACTCTGGGCCTCAAGAACAAGAACACCGAGCTGCTTGGCTCACTCCGGACCACCAAAACTGAACTGGATGGCTTCAAAACCCAGTTTGAGGGGCTGGACATCAACGCGGTCAAGGCACTCCTCACCAAGGTAGGCCAGGACGAGGAAACCCGCCTGTTGGCCGAGGGTAAGCTCGACGAGGTCGTCACCAAGCGTACCGAGCGCCTGCGCACCGACTACGACGCCAAGCTTGCCGCCGAGAAAGCCCGTGCCGACAAGGCCGAGCAGTTTGCTGCCAAGTACAGCGACAAGGTGCTGGCCGACTCCATCCGCGCTGCTGCCATCAAGGCCGGCGCGCTCCCAGAGGCTGCCGAGGACATCATCCTGCGCGCCCGGGGCACTTTCAAACTCAGTGAAGACGGCGAGGCGATTGCCACTGACCGTGACGGCGAGGCCGTTTACGGGAAGGACGGGAAAACCCCGCTGTCGCCGCTCGAATGGGCGGAGTCTTTGCGTGAAACAGCAACACACCTGTGGCCAAGGGCTCAGGGCGCCGGACAGGTCGGCGATCAAGGTGGCAAGGCCACGAAAAAGTGGGGCGAGTACACGGAAACCGAGCGCGCTGCGATCGCCCGTGACAATCCCGATCTCTTCAAGAAAATCCAGGCCACCAAAGGAACCTAATCCATGCCAACTACCCAATTGACCGACATCTTCGTCGGCGACTACTACGCCTCCCTGGCGCCGGTTAACAGCCCGGAAAAGACCGCTGTATACGAGTCGGGCATCGTGACTCGCTCTCCTGTGCTGGACGCGATTGCTTCCGGCAGCCAGGGCACCGCTGAGATCAGCTACTGGCAGGATCTCAACGCCGATGAAGCGCCGAACATCAGCAATGACGACCCGAATGACCAGGGCGAAGTCGGAAAGGTCACCCAGGACAGCATGCGTGCCCGGGTTCTGTACCTCAACAAAGGCTACGGTGTTACTGACCTGACCGCTGAACTTGCGAACAGCGAGCCTCAGCAGCAGATCCGCAACCGCTTCGGCACCTATTGGACCCGCCAATGGCAGCGTTACACCTTGGGCGCTGCGCGCGGCATCATCGCCTCGAATATCGCGAACAACGGCGGTGACATGGTCATCGACGCGGGCGCGACCATCAGTGCGAACGCCTTCCAGGATGCCGCGTTCACCGCCGGCGATGCCGCTGACCAGTTCGGCGCGATCGGCGTTCACTCAGTGGTGATGAACCAGATGGTCAAGCAGGACCTTATCGAGTACCTGCGTGACTCGGACGGCAAGATCATCCTGGCCACCTACCTCGGCAAGCCGGTGTTCATGGACGACGCCCTGGTGTACGGCGCGGGCAAGTACTTGTCCGTGTTCTTCGGCCAGGGCGCTTTCGGCTACGGCGAAGGCACGCCGAAAGTGCCGGTAGAGCTCGAGCGTAAGCCCGGCGGAGGTAACGGCGGCGGTGCCGAAGTGCTGTGGGAGCGGAAGACTTACATCCTCCAGCCTGCCGGCTTCAGCTGGAAGGGTTCCGAAGCTCAGAACCTCAGCCCAAACGCGACTCAGTATGCCTCCGCGGGCAACTGGGAGCGTGTATTCAGCCGCAAGCAGGTCCCGTTCGCCGCTGTGATCAGCGGTACCACCACGCCGTAATCCGGCCCACACAGCCTGGCGCCCTTATGGCGCCGGGATGCTTTTGAGGTGACTCATGAAAGTAATCTACACGGACAAGCCGGGCAAAGAGCGCGGCGTGTGCTACCGCCTGCTGAGCGAATTCTTCGGTGTCATCGGTTCCGCTACCGAGGTGGTGGTTGATGGCGATGCCCCGGACATCTTCGACGCCTACCAAGCGGCCGGCATCAAGGTGTCCGACGGCAAAGATTCAGAGATCAAAGAAACCGATCCTCTGAAAATGAAGGTCCCCGAGCTGAAAGAATGGCTGACCGAGAAGGGCATTGCCTTCGACCCGTCCGCCAAGAAAGAAGACCTGCAGGCCCTGGTGCCAGCGGAATAAGGACAAGCACATGACCGACTTCATCACCGTTGCCGATGTTGACGCCCAGCTCGGTCCTGACTGGTCCGGCACCGGTGATCCGGTCCTTGCTGTGACTATGGCAAACGCCTGGCTCACAGCCAAGATTAAGCGGGCTGTTCCTGATCCGGTTCCGGCCGAGATCAAAACAGCCGGCGCCCAGGTTGCCAAAGAGGCAGCGGCTGGCAAGCTGTTCACGGCCACGCAAAAGGAAGTGCAGAGCAAGACCGTATCCGCGCAGTCCGGCACGTCTGTGAGCAAGACCTACGTGGCAGGCTCCACCGATCAGTCAGCCGGCGTCAACTTCGCCATGGTGCTGCTGGAACCGTGGATCAAGCGCTCCAGCGTGATGATGCTGAAAAGGATCTGATCATGGGCATGCGTGAAGAGATCCAGGCCGAATTGGCCGAGTCGTTCGACGATCCTGATGGATTGGCCGACGCGGTTAAACCCGTGACGGGCGTGCGCAAGATCGCGGGCGAGTATGACCCTGACCTGGGCGGCGAAACGCGAGACAGCACCGTCACTTACACGGGGCGCGGTGTTCTGGGCAGCTACCTGTCCAAGGAAATCGACGGTTCCCTCATCCAGACTACCGACAAGAAGCTGCTGGTGCTGCAAAACGAACTGTTCGTGTCGGAGGCCGGTGTGCCAACGACGGTACCGGCTACCCCAGCCATTGGCGACATCATCAACGACCTGCGGGTGATGAACGTGTCCGCCGATCCGGCTGATGCAACGTGGACGGCCCAGCTGAGGAAGTGACATGGCGAACAAGTACGCGAGCATGAACGGCAGCTTTGCCGAGAACATTCGAGACTTCGCTGAGCGCGCCCAGGGTGGTATCGATGCAACCATCCGAGAGATCGTTATCGAGATCGGCAGCAGCGTTATCCGAATGTCGCCGGTGGGCAATCCAGAGATCTGGGCGGCGAACGTCGCTCATCGACAGAGCAACACCCGGGCGGCCGATGACTACGACTTCAATGTCGCGGTGCGCAACACGATCATCAACCTCAACGAATCAAACTTCACGAAGGCCGGCAAGCTGCGGCGCGGGGTCAAATACGCCAAGCCCCTGACCAAGACCGAGCGCGACCAGAACTTCAACGTGAACGGTTTGGTGGCAGGCAAGGACTACGTTGGCGGCCGGTTTCGGGGGAACTGGCAGTTTTCCATCGGCACGCCGGCGGAGGGCACGCTTGATCAGGTCGATCCGGCTGGTGGCGTGACGCTGGCTAAGCTGCGACTGCAGGTCCAGGCACTGACGGCTGGCGAAACGGCCTACATCGTCAACAACCTGCCGTATGGCATCCCGCTGGAGTATGGGCATTCAACCCAGGCACCCGGCGGCATGGTCCGGATCACTCTGGCCCGCTTCCAGCAGATCGTCGACGAAGCCACAAGGAACAACCAGGTATGAGCCACGCCATTATCGCGTCGATCTACGAGGCCAAGTTACTTGCCTGGAGCAAGGCGCGGGCAGAGCCGATCAAGGTCGTGTTTGAGAATATCCAGTATGACCCTGCGGACGGCGAGACCTACCTACGGGCATTTGCGCTCCCAGGCGATACCGCAAGTAGCACGCTTGCCGGAGATCACCGCGCTTTCATCGGCGTCTACCAGGTCAGCATTGTGGCTCCGGCTAATACCGGGAAGACAAAAACGAACCCGCTTGTGGGTGACCTGAGCGCACTGTTTCCACTGTACGCGAGAGACACGAAGGCGGGCGTTACCGTCGTCACGATGTCATCGGTAGACCCTGGCCCTGGTATAACCGATCCACCCACGTTCACCGTACCTGTGTCGTTCGAATACCGAGCAGACACCGTTTAGTCAGGATCAAACGGGCGAGTAGGCGTCCCTTGATGGAATAGCATTTGCCAGACTCCAGCCTCATGCTTCCAGATTGAAGATCTCCGCGCGTATTGCCTTGGTGCTCCGTCGCGGCTGGATTGGGAGGCTTCGTATACCAGTAGACAAGCGTCCTTAGATATCACGGTCAGTTTGAAATTTCGCGCCAAGATATCAACGCGAGACCTTTGAAGCGGCAAGCTTTCAACGGTATCAGCTTTTGAATAGGAGGCCCCTGAACTACCAATTTCATGGAAGTCTTTGTGCAATAGACGATTGAGTTGCTCAGGGTCATTTCGGACACTTGCTTGATGCAAGCTGATCTCCATGTCTTGAAGCAGGTTGAGTAGCGATACCTCTGTCACCTTGTTTTTCCCCTTTGCTCCATTCCAGATTTACCTGATTAGCACTTCCACCGCCCATAGGGCAAACCCAACAACCCGCCTCTGTGCGGGTTTTGTCATTTCTGAAAAGAGGAAATACCCATGGCCGTCTTTCTGCCGAATGGCTCTACCGTTGTCGTCGCATCCGGCTACGGCAATCCGATCGTCGTCACTGCGATCTCCAATGCTCTTGAAGCCTCGGTATCGGCGGAGGCTCACGGCCTCAAGGCTGGCGATTTTGTCGAGGTGACGTCTGGCTGGGCCCGACTGAACAATCGCGTGCTGCGCGTGAAAACTGCTACCGCCGACGCGTTTGTCCTTGAAAAGGTAAACACTCTCAACGTAGCGCGCTATGTTGCGGGCGGCGGCGCTGGGTCTGTGCGCAAGATCACGGACTGGGTGCCCGTCAGCCAGGTGACGGAATCCGCGAAGTCCGGCGGTGATCAGCAGAACGCAACCTACTCCTTTCTTGAAGAGGATGACGAGCATCAGATCCCGACGACCAAGTCGGCGATCGCGTTCACGCTCACTCTGGCTGACGATCCCGATTTGCCTCACAACGACGTGCTGATTGAGGCAGATGACGACAAGAAGCCTCGCGCCGTGAAGGTGAACCTCGCTGCTGGCGGCTGCATCGTTTACAACGCCTACGCCTCGTTCGACAACGTGCCGTCCCTCAACAAGAACAACATCATGACCGTCACCGCAGTGTTTGCAGTCGTCGCCAAATTCATTCGCTACGCGTCGTAAGGGAAGGGCTCATGGCTAAGTTCAAGTTGATCCAGAAGCCGACCTTCAAGGCGCCGGTGATGATCCAGCGTGCCGGCTACAGCGCCGAGAAGGTGGAGTTCGAGTTCAAGTACCTGGACCGCACCGCGCTCGCCGAGCTGTACACCGGCTGGAACGAGCGGCACGACGAGCTGAGCAAGCAGTTAGGAGACATGGACCTCAAGGCATTCACGGCTGCTCAGATCGATCTGCAGGCCGACCAGTTGCTTGATGTCGTCGTCGGCTGGGATATCGAGGAAAAGTTCACGCCTGAAAACGTACGCATCCTCGTCAACTCCATTAACTCGGCCCCCAAGGCCGTGCTGAATGCCTACGCCGAAGCTTTCAACGAGGCCCGCCTGGGAAACTCCTAAGCGCTGCACGCGCGCTCTATGAGCCGACGCTGGAGGGCACGGATGCCTTCGGCTTCACTGCGGCCGACTACTCTACAGAGATCGGCATCTGGCCCGACAACTGGGACGCCTTCAAGGTCTTCGAGGCTATGAGCACCCAGTGGCGCACAGGCGCGTGCGGCGCAACTGGCATGGACTACAGCGTTCTCTCCGGGGTGATTCGGATGTGCGGCGCGCCGATCAGCCAGCGACAAGCCATTTTCAGCGACTTCCGACGTATGGAGGCTGAAGCGCTGCAGGTGATGGCGGAACAGCGGGAGAGTGCGAGAGGCGCTTGATCCTCAGACAGAAAGACGCAAGACAACCAACAAGACGCGGCATGGCCGCGGGAGAAAAATTGCAGAGTGTAATTGAGTCAGCAGCTAAAACCGCCAGTGGCGAACCGGTCTGGCGGCTAACAAAGGGTTAGTTGCCTTTGTTTTCCAGCATTTTTTCGATGTAGGAAACGTCTTTCAGAATGACCTCCAGCGGCCATTCGTAGGCGTCTCTTGCTTCGCCGCTTTCGCATCCACCTGCAGGCACCTCTCTGAAAAACTGTGCTGCGCGCTGCAGTGCCTCTTCATTGAAACCTGGTGTCTGTTTCAATGCATGAGTAAGCGACAAAAGCGCCATGAGAACGCCGTGTTCAAAAGGTTTCACTTCGTATGCCACATTGACCTCCAGGTCATAAACGCGCCGATATTGGCGCAACCCCAGTCCTTGGGCTTGCAGGCGAAGGACTGGGAAATCCCTCTATATTCTCGGTGGCTCGTCGTACACCAAGAACCAATCGTTTGCCATTTCAGTGAGGAGCTCGTCGTCCGATGATCTGACGTTATCAATGAACTCGTCGATGGCACCGAAATCGACGTCCGTAGCCTTAAAGACGCCGTTGCTTAAAGAGGGGTAGGGAACCAAGCGCATTCCTACGTTTTGACCAGCCATATACGTACCAGCCGTAACGGACTTGATTGTCAGTCGCGCCTCGGGGCGATTGTTGCAAAGGTTGGATTTTAAGGTGTTGCTCATAATTGCAAGATCTTTAGCCCTGCGCTTGTTAGGGTTTTCCATTACGCCTCCTGAGTCGCCGCGACCCGAGGTATAACCCTACAACTAAGCGACGAAGTCGTACCACTGACATTCCATCCACGCTGGATGCCTGGACAGGATTTGCGATAAATGTGCGCCCGTGACACGCTCCCTTTTTAAAGAATGGGTGGAATCGAGGGAATGATAAGCGCCGAAGAAAAGCGCAATCTCTGCATTCAGGAAATGGGCGCAGAACTGGGAGCGATGTACTGCGACCTAAACGACCATTTGCTGGACATACTGTTGATCTGGAGGCAGTACGAGCAGTTGTTCGCAGTGGACGAGAAAACGGTTGAGCTTTTGAATCGAACAGCCCCAGCATTTTTTGGCGTTATCCAATGCCAGCTTTGGGATAGCGTCATGCTCGGCGTATCCCGATTAACTGATCGTCCTGAGAGCTTCGGGAACAAAACCCTATCCATTCAAGCGCTTTCCGCTTTGATTGATGATGCTGGCGTGAAGGTGAAAGTTGATGCAGCAGTGAGCCAGGCGCTAAGTGACGTACAGTTCGCGAGGACTCACCGCAATAAGCGTATAGCCCATAACGATTTAGTGAGCATGCAGAATCGCGCGGGAAACGCCTTGCCAGGGGCTAGTCGAGAGAAAATCAGGGAAGGCCTTAAATCGATAATCGCAGTGCTGGAAATTTTGAATGGGCACTATCGGGAATCGGCGATGCTCTATGACGACATGATTTCAGATGGTGGTGCCGCTCGGTTGGTTGCAATACTGCGCAACACTGCAGCGTAGGAACATAAGTGATCTCGACGAAGGGGGGTCAACCAGCCACTCTTTTTGCATCTGCTCCCTCAGTGCTACAGTCCCGCCAAACCAAAGAGGGAGCGACATGCGAATTTTGATAGCGGCGGTAGCGGTTTAGGGGCTTCATCATGGGGTTCGCAACGACACTCTGGGAGTGGTATGGGCAGGGAGAGTTCAAGCGGGTGATCGCTGCTTGTGAAGCATTTCCTGCTCTCGAGTTCTTGGCGATGAGTGCAGATCAGCAGCGAGAAGCTATCCCGGACTGCCCTGCATGCGAAGCGTGGTCTATATCAATGCTGCCGTTGAACGGTACGCTTACCGCCTGTGGCAGTGCGTTGCCAGATGAAGTTGGAAGCGGTTTGCACCGCATCTGGCAGCTATGCAATGGCCTGACTGAAGACTCATTTCATTGTGGCGACCGATTGATATTCGATCATCAAGATTGGCAGCCCATCCGTGATTCAGCCACTGATCTACTCAGGCTGATGGAACATCCGGAGATAAGCCCTTTTCTGAATGATCTGACGGTTGATTGCCATAACGAGGTCAATGGGTACGTTGCAGCAAAGCCCGAACGTTCTTAACAGGAACGAAACAAACCAAGCCCCGCGCTGGGCTTTTTGCGTCTGGTCAATCCCATCGACGCCGCCTAGCCTCCCACGAGCCCGCCCATGCGGGTCTTTCGTGTTGCTCGCTCGTTGATGATAAAGTCCCGCCATATCTCAACGAGGGAACGACATGAAATTATTCGTAGGTGCGCTGGCGATAGCTTTGCTGGCTGGTTGTGCGACTTCTCCAGTTCCGTCCGACAAGGCGCGTCCAGCGCCATCCGATCGGGTAAGTGGCTACCAAAAGTCAGTTCCCGGCGGCAGTACGCTAATCGTAACGAGAGACACAGGGTTTCTCGGCGGGGGGTGTTTCGCGACCATCTTCCTAAACGGTGCGCCCGTGGCGAAGTTGGACACTGGCGAGAAAGCTGCCTTCCAGGTGCCTTCCGGCGAGTGGTTGCTTGGTGCTGCACTGGACGGTTCAGCTCTTTGCGCAGCGAATCCCGAACGAATGGAAACGTCAGTGGTTTTGAAGCAGGGTCAGCACAAGAAATTCAGGGTTTTCCTCCCTGCTGGCGGCGGGTCCATAGCCGTACAGCCGAGCAGCTTCTAAGCGAATCATCGAAGGCTCCATATCAAGTTGCTCGTAGTGGATATGGCGGTTCCTGCGGGAAATGGTAGATTGCTTTCCTTGATCAATAGGATGGGTCTATGGATAGTGAATCGGGAGTGGTTGGCGTTGTAATGTTGTTTTTTGTTGGCGCAGTGCTTTATTTCTTGCCGACTATTAACGGCAAAAGCAGAAAGCATCCAAATACGGACTCCATATTTCTTCTCAACTTATTTTTGGGGTGGACCCTCATAGGGTGGGTGGCGGCGCTGGTCTGGTCAGCATCTGCCATAACTAAGCCTGCGGAAGCGAAGAGCAGCACCACCGCTCCAGAAATCGACAGATACGAAGCCCTTGAAAAGCTTGTGTCCATGAAGGAGCGCGGATTTATTTCTGAAGATGAGTTCCAAGCCGAAAAAGCAAGACTGCTTCGAAGCTGAACATCAAAACAACCACTACCCGCTCCGGCGGGTTTTTTTATGCCCGGAGAAAAATAATGAGCACCAACTTCGCCTCCCTGGGCATTGCCGTTGAGTCCTCACAAGCGGCAAAGGCCGCTGACGACCTGGATAAATTGGTCGACTCGGCAGAGGGTGCCCAGAAGGCGATTGATGACCTGGGCAAGACTGGTGAGGGCCTGGCCAATACAGGCAAGAAGATCACTCAAGCAGAAAATGAGGTAGCCCAGGGCGTCGAGAAGTCCACTGCCGCGATAGATCGCAGATCCGGCGCGAGCCGCAAGGCGACTGAAAGCGCTGCGGCAGAGATCACCGTTATCAGCCAGCTCGACAAAGCGATGACGGGCAATATCGACAGCATTGAATCCTTAGTGCGGGCAGAGGGTTTGTTGGAGCGCGCTCGCAAAGGCGGCTTGGTCACTATCGAAGATCAGGCAAAGTATCAAGATCAGCTGGGCAAGGCCTACGACAAAATAGAGAAGGCCGAAGCCAAGGAGTTGGCGCAGAAACAGAAGCTGATTGATGCCGAAAGCCGCCAGATTGAGGCGCTGAAACGCACCGTCAACGGGATTGACCCGGTGACCGCCAAGCTAGCGAAGTTGGAGGCCCAAGAGAAAGCGCTAAACGACCTGCACAAAACAGGTCAGATAGATGCCGTACGTTACCAAGAGGCCCTGGCAAAGATCGGTAAGGACCGTGCCGGGCTGACCGCGACTGAGACTGCGTTCGACAAATTGAAGCTCGGCACTCGCCAGGCCCAAGAGAACGTAATGCAGCTTGCCAACGCCCTGCAATCGGGCGATCTGGGGAGTGGTGCAAGAGCGATTGCGCAATTGGGTGCTGGTGCAGGCGAATCAGCGCGAAGTCTGGCGGGGATGTTAATTCCAGCCGGCCTACTGGTGGCTGTTCTTGGGTCGCTTGGCTACGCCTATTTTGATGCAATGAAGCAGGCTCGCGAGTTCAATGCCGCTATCAATGGCGGCACCAACGGCGCCGGCCAGACAATCGCCAGCCTGAAGGATATGGCTGACGGTGCCGGGCGAATTACTGGAAATCTATCTGGCGCGCGTGAAGCGGTTGTGGCTCTTGCGTCGGGTGCCGCCACAAGCGGAACGCAGATGCGCAACCTGGCCGAGGCAGCGGCAGCGATCAGCGAGATCACGGGGCAGGGTGCCGGGGAGCTCGCAAAGTCTTTCGCCACTGCAGGCGATACAGCGACGGAGGCAGCGGGCAAGATCAGCAGCCAATATGGACTGCTCACCCTCGATCAGTACCAGGTGATCAAGGGTATTGATGATCAGGGCGATCATCAGCGCGCACTTGATGTTCTGAGTGGGAACTTGAATGAGGCGGCGTTGGAGCGCCTCAAATCTTATCGAGGCTCTCTCTCTGATATTGAGCGGGATTGGGATGACATCGGTAATGCGACAAAGCGCGCATATTCCTATATCCGGGCAGAGGCATTTCCAGACCTCGCGAAGCAGATAGAGCTAACCCAGCGCGTGCTGGATACTCGCAAGTCGGGCGGGTTTTCGGGTGCTATATCTGCGGGTCTGGGCAAGGCAAGCACAGCATTTGACTCGATGCTAGGACTGGAGGACACCGACTCCACCGAAGCGCTAGAGAGGAAACTAGCAAGTCTTAAGGCAAGGCAGTCCGCCATTTCCAATCTTGCGGTCATCACTGGCGAAAACACCGACGCAAATCAGAAGGCCATTGACGCCCAAAAGGCCCTGGATGCGCAACTCGATAACATTAACCCTCTAGCCAAGCGTCAGGAGGGACTGAAAAAGCTCAACGATCAATTCAGAACACTTTACGAGAACGCCGAGAAAACCGGACAAAAGTCACCGTTGCTTGACGGTGTGAGCTTTGACGGCGCCAAGTTCTCTGGCGGCGCGTACGACAAGCTGCTGAAGGGGCTCAACGACAAAAACAAAGACCCGAAAGCCGCCAGCTCCCAAGTCGATCTGACCAGCTTCACCAACGCCAGAAACAACCTCTCCGACATCGTCACGGACTACCGAAATGCCCAGAAGGAACTGGAGGCGCAGCAGAAGGCCGGAGTGGTATCGCTGTCAGACTACGCCAAGCAGCGGTCGGCTCTGATCAACCAGGAAAAGGACGATGTCACCGCGGCGTACCAGGCCGAGATTGATGCACTGGACGCGGCCAAGGCCAAGAAAGGCACAACGGCGGCTCAGAGCATCCAGCTCGACCAAAAGATCGCCGATGCACGCACCGGAATGGTCAAGGCTCAAAAGGATGCCGACAGTCAGCTGACGATCATCGCCACAAGCGAGAAGGGTCGCCTTGAGCAACTGACGGCCGCCTCGGAGGCGTACGTGAATCAGCTTGAGCGGCAGCGCGCCGCACTGGAAGCGGCTGGCTCCCGCGCAGCAAACGGGCTGGGTCTGGGAGACCGGCAAGCAGCACTGCAAGCGAGCCTCGACGCAACCACGGACAAGTTCAACGACGAGCGAGCCAAGCTGCTGGATCGCCGCAAGACCGCGCCTGACAAGTACAGCCAGGAAGACTACATGCGCGACCTGGCCAGCCTTGAAGATGCGGAAAGGAAGTACCGTGACACTGTGGTCGACAATTACGACAAGATGTCTGAGGCCCAAGGCGACTGGCGCAGCGGGGCTTCGTCGGCTTTCCAGAACTACCTGCAGTCTGCCAATGACGTGGCGGGTCAGACGAAGAGCCTGTTTACCAATGCTTTTTCCAGCATGGAGGACGCGGTCGCGGACTTTGCTATCACTGGAAAACTTTCGTTCTCGGACTTCGCCAAGTCGATCATCGCCGACATGGCAAGGATTGCCACGCGGCAGGCGGCCTCCGGCTTGCTGTCGGGCCTGGCGGGTACTGCAATTGGTGCCTGGTTCGGTGGTGGCGGGTCGGCCGGTGCGACCAGCTTTGGCTCTGATATTGGCGGCGCCATCACGGCCAATGCCAAGGGCGGCGTGTACGACTCGCCAAGCCTGTCCAGCTTCAGCAACCAGGTGCACGACAAGCCGCAGATGTTTGCGTTTGCCAAGGGGGCGGGCATCTTCGCCGAGGCCGGTCCGGAGGCAATTATGCCGCTGACCAGGACCGCTGGCGGCGAGCTTGGGGTGCGTGCGCTGGGCGGAGGTGGTGGTGGCGGGGGAGCAGGCGGCAACACCTACAACTTCCCCGTCTCGGTCTCTGTACAAACGGCAGGCGACGCCGGCAGCGGAACGCAGGAAGATACTACTCAGGCCGGTAGAAAGATTCAGCAGGTCACCAAAGCTGAAGCTGAAGCAGCGATAGCCCGAGGCGTTCAGCCTGGGGGCGCTATTTGGCGTGCAATTAACGGGAGAGGGTAATGTCGTTCGAATATGACCGCGGCGAACTTTTGATGTCTCTGACAGGCGCTCTGTCAGAGTTCTTTTTCAAAGGTGTAGGGGATCAAACGACCGCCGGAGAGATCAGGGAGAGATCTAAGGCGATGGGTGTGACCATTGGCCGGATTCAGGCTGTGATCATGGAACGCGGCGAGATTGGCCCAAGCATCGTTGCGGAGATGCACCGATTGGAACGGTTGATCAGCGATTCCGTTACCGAGGGAATGGGTAAAAGGATTCGTCCTGGTGGTGAACTTTGGAAGACCCTGCAGGAGCGCGTTGATGGCGATTGAAACGTTCACGTGGCCCACCCAGCACGGGGAGGCGCCGACGATTGAATATAGAACCCGGCAATCTAGATTCGGCGGGGGATACAAGCAAACCGTCGGAGACGGACCAAACAACAAGGAAGATGCCTACCCGGTCACCCACACGGGCAATACCGCGACGGCAGCGGCCATGATGGCGTTCTTCGACCGGCACCAGGGCGCCAAGGCATTCCTCTGGACAACCCCACTTGGCCAGCTCGGCCTGTTCACCTGCAAGAACCCAACCCCTACGCCCATGGGCGGGGGCGTATTCAAAGTGACCGCGACGTTCGAGCGCGCTTTCCACCCGTAAAGGTCAATCCATGTCGCTGATCAATGCTATCCAGACCCTTGAGCCTGGCAACGAAGTCATGCTGTTCGAACTGGACGGCAGCGATTACGGCGCCGATGTGCTGCGTTTCCATGGGCATGCGATACCGCACACTCCTGCGGAACTGATGGCCGCCGGCGTCAACGCCGACCAGCTGCCAGCCAAGTCGATCTGGTGGAAGGGCGAAGAGTACGGCGCCTGGCCTATGCAGTACGAGGGCAGCGAGGCAAACGGCGACGGCACCGCGGTACGGCCAAAGCTGTCGGTCGGCAACGTCAACGGGCGGATCACCGCGCTCTGCCTGGCTTTCGAGGATCTGCTGGAGTTCAAGCTGACCATTCGTAACACGCTGGCCGAGTTTCTGGACGCGGTGAACTTCGAAGGCGGCAACCCCACGGCCGATCCCACTCAGGAATCGATCGAGGTCTGGTATGTCGACCAGAAGACCAACGAGGACGGCGAGACTGTCAGTTGGGACCTAGCCAGCCCGGGCGACGTAGGCGGCGAGACGATCGGGCGGCAGATGACGACGCTGTGCCACTGGTGCCTCACCGGTGGTTACCGAGGTCCCAACTGCGGCTACACCGGGCCCTACGTCACTAAGGACGGGATCGTTACCGACAACCCTGAACTGGATGTGTGCGACGCCACCCTGGGCAAGGGCTGTATTCCCCGCTTCGGCGAGGGAAACCCTTTGCCATTCGGGGGCTACCCCGCTGTGTCACTCATTGCCCGGAGCTGAAGAATGCGCAAACACATTATTGCGGCCATCCAGGCGCATGCTGCGGCAGATTACCCGAAAGAGTGCTGCGGGCTGGTGCTGGCCGTGGGCCGGGCGCAGAAGTACTTCCCGTGCCGGAATACCGCCACCGAGCCAAACGAAGAGTTCCGGATTGATCCCGACGACTACGCCGCGGCGGAAGACCAGGGCGAGGTGATTGGCATCGTCCACTCGCACCCGGACGCCACCAGCCGCCCGTCATCGCGCGACCTGGCGATGTGCGAGGCAACGGCCTTGCCCTGGCACATCCTGTCATGGCCTGAAGGCGACCTTCGCACCATCACGCCCACCGGCAGCACGCCGCTGCTCAAGCGCCCGTTCGTACACGGCGCTTGGGACTGCTGGCAGGTCTGTGCTGACTGGTATCAGCGGGAGTGGGGATTGGAGTTCGAAGCCTTCCAGCGCGCCGATGGCTGGTGGGAGAGCGCAGACAGCACCAGCCTGTACGAGGCGAACTACGCCGCCGCCGGGTTCGAGCAGGTCGACAGCCCTCAGCGTGGCGACATGATCGTGATGGAGGTAGGCCGGACGGTCCACCTAAACCATGCGGGTATCTATCTCGGCACTGACCCTGCACTGCCAGGCGAAGAGTCTGGCGTGTTCGGCCCCGGGCCTTTCGTTCTGCATCACCTGTACGGCCGGCCATCAGAGGTGATCGTCTACGGCGGGCCCTGGCTGCAGCGCACCCGTTTAATTCTTCGACACAAGGAGGCCCGATGAGCGCCATCGTTTATTCCCCGATGACCACCATCAAGCTTTCCGGCTCTCTGGCTCAAAAATTCGGCAGGCTGCACCGGCGTCAGGTCGGATCGGGCGACACCTGGGAGGTATTCCGGGCGCTGAAGGCCACGATTGACGGATTCGAGGATGAGATTCGCCGCCTTGACCGCCTCGGACTTCGCTTTGCCATCTTCCGCAACCGGAAGAACACCGGGCCTGACCAGTTCGGCATGGGTGGCACCAAGGAAGTCAGGATTGTCCCAGTGGTCGAGGGCAGCAAGCGCGGCGGCATTTTGCAGATTGTGCTGGGCGTAGTGCTGATCGCAGCCAGCTACTTCGGCGCGCCGACAGCGCCTGCCGGTATCGCGCTGCTGGCCGGCGGCGTGATCCAGATGCTGAGCCCTCAGGCCGCGGGCCTCAAGCAGAGCGCATCACCGGAAAACATGCCCAGCTATGCATTCGGTAGCGCAAAGAACACCACGGCCAGCGGCAACCCCGTCCCGATCTGCATCGGTGACCGCAGATGGGGCGGGGCGATTATCTCGGCATCGATCTACGCCGAAGACAAGACATAACCACGACGCATCGAGTAAGCCGGCCATGAGCCGGTTTTTTATTGCCTGGAGGAAAGCATGGGCGCAGCACAGAAGCTGGAAATTCACGGCGCCAAAGGCGGCGAGAGCAAGCCCAAGTCGCCAGTAGAGGCGCCCGACAGCCTGCGCTCCACCAACGTGGCCAAGATCCTGATCGCCGTAGGCGAGGGTGAATTTGACGGCACGCCCACCGCGCGCGACATCTTCCTCGACAACACTCCTATCCAGGATGCCAGCGGAAATTTCAACTTCACCAACGTGAAGTGGGACTGGCGGCCGGGCTCTGTGGAGCAGACCTACATTCCGGGCATTCCGTCTGTCGATAACGAGACCTCGCTGAATATCGAGTTACGCAGCGGCACGCCGTGGGTTCAGTCGCTGACCAACCTGCAACTGTCGGCGGCTCGCATCCGCCTGGCCACGCCGCGACTGGCGAGCCAGGACGCAGAAGGGAACATTGGTGGTTACAGCATCCAGTACGCTGTGGATGTTGCCACTGATGGCGGGGCCTATCAGGAGGTGCTGGTCGGCGCCATGACCGGCAAGACCACAACGCGCTACGAGCGCTCCTTGCGCGTTGACCTGCCGCCGGCAACCAGTGGCTGGCTGATCCGTGTTCGCCGCATCACACCAAACCAGAATACCGACAAGATCGCAGACAGCCTCTTCATCGCTGGCTACACCCAGGTGATCGACGCGAAGCTGCGCTACCCAAACACCGCGCTGCTGTTCGTCGAGTTCGACGCCGAGCAGTTCACCAACATCCCGGCCGTGACCGTTAAGTGCAAGGCCCGCCGCTGGCAAGTTCCGAGCAACTACGACCCGTTGTCACGCACCTACTCTGGCGCATGGGATGGCACCATGAAGGATGCCTGGACCAATAACCCGGCCTGGATCACCTACGGAATCTGCACCCAGGATCGTTTCGGCCTGGGCCGCCGCATCAAGCCCTGGATGGTGGACAAGTGGGAGCTGTACCGCATCGCGCAGTACTGCGACCAGATGGTGCCCAATGGTGCCGACGGCGTGGAGCCGCGCTTTCTGTGCGACATGAACCTTCAGGGCAAGGCCGACGCATGGTCATTGCTGCGTGACATCGCCGGCATCTATCGCGGCATGACGTACTGGGCCCAGGGCCAGTTGGTCATGCAGGCTGATATGCCTCGGGCGCAGGACATCGATTACGTCTTCACCCGGTCCAACGTCATCGACGGCAAGATCTCCTACGGCAGCGCATCCGCAAAGACCCGCTTTACTCGCTGCCTGGTCAGCTACGACAACCCACTCAACAACTACGACACCGACGTCACGGTCTATTCCGACCTGCCGCTCCAGCGCCGCCTGGGCGATAAGCCAACTGAGATCAGTGCCATAGGCTGCACCCGGGCATCCGAGGCCCAACGCCGCGCTAAATGGCTGGTACTGAGCAATAACCAGGACCGCACCATCAGCTTCAGGACCGGCATGGAAGGCCGTATCCCGCTGCCAGGCTTCATTATCCCTGT